CTATGCCCAACTAAAAATTCATCTAAAAATGGTATTACTTTGCCTTTTGTCTCTTCATCCTTTGCGTTTATATAGCTAAGATAAAAATGCAATACATCAGATAGTTCTTCTAACACCTTTGATTTATTAAATTTTCCAGTGCTATTTTTCCAGTAGTTCCATTTGCTTTTAAGTTCTTGAGACAATTCCCCTATTTCTGTTATCAATGCAACCTGAATACCTTTGATTGTTCTAACATTAACAGTTTTCTTTTCATCAAATTTTTTATCCAGCATCGCCTGTCTTTTCAGCAATTCCTTTATATCAAATGTTTTTAACGCTTCCATTATTCTTCCAGTTCCCTTCTTATTTTTTCCAAGTTAATTATATTTGTTATCACTATTTCTTCGTTTTCAAAACCAAAATTTGTTTTTATGCCTTCAATAAACATTTCGAGAACTTCGCTTTCCGAATAGTCCCCTTTTTTAATAAAAACCGTGCAATTTCCAGAAGTTGTATTACCAAATCTACCTCCGTATTTAAATGATACAAGATATAATATTTTATCCATTTTGTTAATTTCCTCCTGCTTATAAAATTTCTATTCTTACCCCTGCATTTTCCTTGTCAACTTCATAACCTAAGAACACAGGAATGATATTTTCCATGTTGTCGTTCTCTATCCATTCGTTTTCCTGCATTAAGTCTAATGGAAGCTGTGCAACGTTCACATAGTCAAATGCCCTTTTACTGTTTCTTATGAAATAAAGACCGATTTTGTAAGGCTTTTCTTTGCCTTTTAGCATTTTTCTGAACTTTATTCCTCCTTGCCACCATTCATCAGACGTATTTTTCTTGTATTTCATTACAGTTTCTGAATTTATCAGCCTTTTGCCTGTCCAACGTTTGCTGTTTTTGGAGCTTGGAACATTTCCAGATATAAAAATTTTCATTCTTGCTTTTTTCTCCCTTCTTCCAGCTTAAATTTACGCAATTCATCAAATGAATATTCCAAAGCCTTCTGCAATTTATTTTCTGGAATCTCCCAGTTAAATTGCTCTATGCTTTTTACATTGCCACGATGTCTTTTTATAAATTTAAGCCATTCCTCTTTGTCAGTTGTTTTTAACTCGTTATTGTCTATCCTTAGGCAGATAAGTTTTATTTTCGTTTCCCCCTTTCAACCAGGATCTATAATTTCAGAACAATGCGAAAGTTTGGATGTCCTCCCCTTGGCTTGTAGTCGATTTTCTCATTTTTTCTCAAATCTCTTATTTTAGTAAAAACAGCCACTTCACTTCTTCCTAAAGTTCTGGCTATTTCTTTCGCTGTGTGTTCTTTGTAATTTTTTCTCACATAATCAAATTCTTCTTTTGTCCATATTTTTCTTGAATTCTTAAAAACAAATCTGTTGTTGTTATAATTTCCTGTTTCCTCCCTTATTATATTTCTTACCGTATACTTGCTTCTCTTCATTTTTCGGGCTATCGCGATATAATGCAGGTGTTTTTCTTCAAACATTTTTACTATTTTATTTTTTTCTTCCGTGTCTATTTTCTTTCTTTTTCTTTGATTTTTCAAATATTTGTGGCTAATATTGTCCACTCTGCCTTTTTTTATCTCCAAAATTTTTGCTGTTTCATGAGCACTAAGATTTTCATGATAAAAAAGATACTCTATGTCCTTTATTTCGCCTAAAGTCACGTCCTTTTTACATCTTTTCATTTGTTCCTCCAGTTCCAGTCTAATGTACCGTTTTCTTCTCTATATTCTATAAGTTACTGGTTTTTCTCTTTTTAGATTTTGCATTTATCCTCCTAATAATATATTTTTCTGTAATCTTATCTTCCTGCTTTAGCTGTAAGCATTGCTATCTTATGATTACAACTCTCAAGTTCCTGATTTATCTTTTCAATTTCCTTGTATAATTTATTTTTCTTTTCCCAAAGTTCGGCTTTTTTATCCTCAATTTCTTCTATTTCCTCATATTTAGTCACGTTTTAATCCTCCAATTCTCTGTATTTTCTTGTTATAACCCAATGTAACTGTTCCTAGTTCTCCGTTTCTATTTTTACGGATTATAAATTCTAAAAATGAAAAATCATTTTTGTTTTCTTCGGTATTTTTTCTGTAGTAATCCTCACGATGTAAAAAAGCTACAACATTGCTTGCCTGCTCTATTCCTCCGCTATCCCTCAAATCTGCAAGTAATGGGCGTTTATCTGTTCCCCTTGTTTCTACTGCCCTGTTTAATTGTGCTAGAATCACAATACAGCAATTTAATTCTGTTGCAAGAAGTTTTAATCTATTCGCCATATATTCCACTTCGTAATTCTTGCTTTGAAATCCGCTGGCAGTCATTAGAGTAAGATAGTCGATTATTACAACGTTTAACTTCTCTCTTTCGTGTTCTTTCTTGATTTTTCTTACAATGAAATTAAAGTCATAGTTATCTTCGCAACTCATGCTCTTGAAACTTGATTTCTGCAAATCTCCAACCGCAAAATTAATCCTTGTAAGCTCATCATCATTAAGCTTTTTATTTTTGATTTTATTAAGCTCAATGCCAGTCTTGATTGATAAAAATCTTTGCATTATCTGAACGTTGCTCATTTCAAGATTTACATAGAGTACATTGTGGTTTTTAGAAGTCTGCAATGCTAGATTTAACGCAAACGATGTTTTTCCCATTGCTGGTCTTGCTCCAACTGTTACAAGTGATCCTGGTTCAAATGTAAAATATCTGTTTACATCTTCAAAAGGTGTTTTTACAATACTTTTCTCGTCTTCAAAGTCCTGGTACCATATATTCGACAAGTCTTTCATATCAAACACTTTATTCTTTTCTTTTTTCTGAACATCCAGTTCATTTGTTTTTTGGAGTATACGCTCAACCTTGTTTTCAAGGGTATAATATTCGTTTTCAAGTATTTTTCCTATTTCAGATTTTATCCAGTATTCGTTATATGACTCAATCAAGTCAGAAATAGGTTTTTGAAGATTTATCAGCTTGCAGTTATCCATAAGCTTAAAAGCTAAATCCCACTCTTCATCAGTTTTTGTGAAATCTCCTACATCAACTTTTCCTTTTTCGTCTAGTGCATCTAACATTTTTTGGAAAATTTCCTTGTATTCGGGAGTTAAAAAATGTTCAGTTTTTAGTCCCCATTCAAGATACAATGGCAAATCAACAAGCCTTTCATGAATTGCCCCCAGCACTTGTGCTTCCAGTTCGTTATATATCATTTTAGCCCTCCCACATAGAATCCATATCAAAATCTTTTTCGCTTAGCTGTGAATAATCCGAAGTCGTTTCATTTTCTGTAATAGCTTTGCTTTTGTCTATATACACGTCATTAAATACGCTTAAGAAATTCTCTTTTTTACTTGAAAACAACCAATTGAAAAATTGTCCAGCATTTTTGGACTGTTCTTGTAAATAAGCACTTTCCTTTATTTTTTCAAACGTTTCTAAAAACTTTTCTTTTCCAAGGAATTTATACAGCGACTGTATTTTATGCCTATATGTAATTAGGGCTGTGTCTACTGTAATTGGATTTTTGCAAAGTTTCATCATTTCAGTTTTAGCTAAATCTAAAACATAAGTTTGATGTTCGTTGTTCGATTCGGATTTTTTTGTTGTATTATTTTCTTGTTGTTCAGTATCAATATTTTTATTAACAACATCATGGGTATTTTTAATTGGGTCTTTTTCTATGGGTCTTTTTAGATTTACATTTTTGTCACTATTGGAAGTGACACCAGTGTCACCTAGGGAAGTGACATCCTTGTCACTATCATTTTTGTCATTATCAATTTTGTCACTATTAAAATCAGCATTTTTTAAATAATAAATATTTGTTTGATTAAATCTTCTTCTCTTTTCAATTAATCCTTTTTCTTCCAGTTTTTTGATATATCTGATAACTGTTCTTTTGTCTTTTCCAATTATTTCAGCCAATTTTTCTATGCTCGGAAAACATTTTCCTTCGTTATCTGCAAATCTAGCTAAAATCATATACATTGACTTCACTTCAAATGATAAGTCCGTTCTGTCTATAAGTTCGTTTTCAACCCAAAACCAACCTCTTTTTCTTATATCTCTCATATTTCTTCTTCCTTTATTTTTTATTTTGACTTTTTTATAATTTGTGATATAATATAATCACTCTGGGGTAACCCCTAAGGGAACTTATTCAAGATATTAAACAAAACGATGACAAATTGGGCTGGATTTTTCCAGTCTTTTTTGTTATAATTGTTATACTTGAATAAATTAAAAAGAATAGAACTCCGAAAGGAGACGGAAACCACCTCTACTCCTCTACCCTTAGGGGCTTATGCACTTCGTTTGAAGTGCTTTTTTATTTATTCAAAAAGGGTTACGATAAAACTTTCAAAAAGAACTCCGAATAAAACATAAAATATTAGAAAAGGTAGTATTTCATATATTGCCTTTTTTATTTTATCTTCATATTTAAAATATATTACAGCAACCGTTATATATCCGATGCCTACTAATATATTTTGAATATTTACTCCATTTTTTATTACTTTAAACGCTTGGTAAGCATATAATATGAATATAAAATTAGATTTGTCTATTTCATATTTCATCTCACGCCTCCTTTCTTTTCTCATTTTATAATCCTCCGCTTTGTGCTATAATTTGTTCGCCAAAACAAATTATCAAGAAGAAGGGAGGTTTATAGTTATGTATAAAGTTTATGCTTGTCTACTTGGACAATGGACTGAACTTACCGAAGATTATCAAATTGGATATAATAATCAGTTTTTTTCTCCATATAATTGGGCTAAAGATGGATATATCAAAAATACTCATGATTTTATTGAAAACAGTTTTTATGATATGCCAATTGTCCAAATTATCCATAAAGATAAAAAATATTTTTTAAGTCCAGTACATATTCAAATTGCTATAGAAGAATAGTTCCGTTAGAATTTCTATAATAATCTTTTATTTTTTTCAGAAACTCATCTTCTGTAACTTCAACGTCAAAGGTGAGTTTCTCCTTTTTTTCTTTAAAATATTTTTCGATAGATCTTACTACTTCTTTAAATTCTAATTCCGTAAGCCCTTTTAATGCTTCTATTCCAGTTATCACTTTATCAGTTTCTATTTCTCCTTGTGCAGGTAAACGCACTCTCATTAATATACCTCCTCCCTTTTCTTTTTGGGGTTTGTTTTTGTAACTTTAATGTTACAAAATAATCAAAAAAATTAATCCTTCAAATAACTAAGGACTTCATTATATCTGTTTCTTCTATTTTGTTTTATGGCTCTTTTAAAGCCTTCATAACTATTGTATCCAAATTTTTCCATCACTTCTTTCATTGTTAAACCTCTTGAAAAAATAAGGCTTTTAATAGTCCTCATTCTTTTTTCTTCTATTTTCAATTTTATCACCTCAAAATCATTATACCTCATTTGTAACATTTTTGCAACAAAATTTTTAAAACAAAAAAGAAGCCTTTTACAGCTTCCTTTCGTTTTTTATAAATTCGCTAAATTATACTACATTTCAAAAAATTAATTTACTCATTAAAAAAATCAGAAATATTATATACTTCAGGTTCCTCCGTTTCTTCTTCTGTTTCACTGAAATCTAAATAAAACCCATCTTCTGTTAATTTTATAAATCTTGATAATGGCGTCCACATAATTCTCCTCCTTAAAATATATTTCCTTTCCACTATTATTATAACTTATACATATTTTTTTGTCAATTTAAATAATTTTTGATTTGCTAGAAACTACTGTTTCGTCGGACATTTTTTGTTTATATTGTTTTTCTGTTTTTTCTTGTTTTTTCTCTCTTTTTTTCCAAATGTTATAGAGTTCTATTAAGTTAGTATAGTACTTATCCTTTCCTCCTTTAGAATTAAAAAGACAAATACTTGGATAAAAAAAACTAACTATAGTAAAAAAAGACTGGTGTAGCGATTGATAAACAACCTCTTCATCTGCTATTCCACTAATAAATGACATTGAAAAATACTCTAACTTATTTAAAACGCTATTAAATTTTTGATAAGTTTCATTTCCGATAGATATTTGTAATAATATGAATTCCGTGTTCAATTCTCTCATTTTTACAGCAACATCTTTGGACATTTTTTTAAAATCTTTTTCTGAAAACTCTTTATACCCTCTGTTATCAAAAATGTTGTACATTTTTATATTTTCTTTTGTCAAATTTTTTTCAAAATATTGTTTCATCACAACCTCTATAGAAACCTCCTGCATTTTTTCGACCTCGCTTTCGGAATGCTTTTCCAAAATTTCGTCCTTAGTAAATTTTTCCATTCTAAATACGGGCTGTATATTTAAATTTTTCCAATATTCCTTAAACAATCTTTGGATTTCAAAAATATCATCTAGTAAATTCTCGTAGTATTGACACATCTCCAATGCTTTCTCTCTTTTTTGATAATCTAAATTTATACCAATTTCCTTTTTCTGTAGTTTTACCTGTCTTACTATATATATTAACGAACCTGCTGTCGCCAATGCTCCTATACCCTGCACAAAACCAAATATTATATCCCAACTATCTTTTGTCATATTTCCAAGTCCTTTTCTTCAATTTTTTATCGTAACTAGTGTCTTTTTATCCCTCAAACCTACTTCTCAACTCCGCCAACCTCATCAATGCTTTTTCTTCTTCTTTTCCAACAAAATAATCCTCTAATGGAACGTAATTAAATAAAAATTCTGCCAAAAATAAATTTGCTTCGTTTTCTAGCTGGTTGGAAAATCCAAAAAAATTATCTTTCATAAAAGAAATATCTTTTGTTGGATGCTTCAATACGGCATGTCCTAACTCGTGTAACAACACTATAATTATCATTAATTCAGAAAGTTTGCTGTTAATCATTATTAAACTGACTCCAGCGTTTCTTACATGAAATCCTTTTATTTTTCCTAAATCCTGAAATATTATTTCGACGCCTGCTCTTTCACAAATTTCAAAAGGATTCTTTGTTCTGTATTTTTCTATCAGATTTTTTACTCTTAATACAAAATTCTTTTTCATATTCCTCCAATAATGGCTATTTTTTATTTTTCTTATCCCTTTTTATTTCTTTTGATCTAAAATATGCGTTATTCAGAGCAAGCATCAACTTGTCCTTGTCTTCTTCCGAAACATTTTCGTCATTAAAGAAAAAGACGGCATTGTCTTCTAAAAATTTCTCTCTTTGTAATTTTTCTCTTCTGTTCAATTGTAAAACCCTATCATCGTCTATTTTATCTAAGGCAGCACCAGCCAAATTAAACAATTCTATTTTATTCAGATTAAATATTTCTGCTAAAGCCGATAAAACTTTTATTGGAACTTTTTCGTGTTCCTCATTCTCTAATCTTTTTATACTTGTGTGACTGTAATTAATATTTTTTCCTTTTAATTTATTCTCTACTTGTCGCAAAGTTAAATTTCTTTGCTCTCTCTTTTCTTTTAATAATTCCCCTAGTTTCATAAGTATTCCTCCTGCTTTCTTATTCTAATTTTACCACATTTTTTCAAAAAGTAACAATTTTGTTACAAAAAAGTGTTGCATTTTTGTTACAAATGTGTTATAATAATTTTGTAGTCAAGATAAGACTACTTTTTTAAAGGAATTTATGTAACAAAAACGTTACATAATGTTATAAATAGGAGATGATAAAAATGAGCTTTAGCGAAGGATTAAAATATGCAGAACAAGTAGAAAGAGCTAGAGATTTAGCTTGGGCTAGAAAATGCGAAGAAGAAGACCGAGCAATAGCTGAATATAAAGAATCGTGTGAATTTCTTGAAAACGAATTCAAGGAATTTAAAGCAAAATATGAAAGTCAATTAAAATACATGTCGCTGGAAGATTTTCACAACTATCTGATTGGAAGATACGAGGCAGAAGACTATGATTTTGAACCATTTGAAAGCATCGTTCTTGACTATGTCGAAGACGCAAAGGCTTGGGAAGACTGGGAAAAGAAAAATCCTGGTTACACAGATGAGCAAGAGGAAAAGTTTGACAAGGAATGCAATATGATACGTGATGAAATGGCTACTATTTTGTATAAAAATAATTTAATTTAGGAGGAATAACAATGAATTTTGAAGCATTGGAAATTGTAAACGAAAACAACAAAAAGGTTTTAAAGGAAAAGGAAGAAAAGAAACTGAAAAACAGAATCAAAAGGCTGTTTAACAAAAAACATCCAAAGCCACTACTCTTTAATCCGAACTGGAAATAAATTGATGTTTTACCAAGCCCATAAGCGATTGTGGGTTTGGATAAGATATTAGTTATCTTAAATAAATTTCGGGAGGAAAAATTATGAAAACAATAAAGAAAATTTTAAAGATGATAAAAGAACGAAACACACTTTTTGATTTTTATTGGAAATTTATAGCTTCGTTCCTTATTACTTATTTGTTATATCTTCTTTTTTCTTTGTTAAATAAATAGAAAAAACCAACTCAATTAAAATATCATAAAAAGTATTGATTTAATCGTGCTATCTATATTACTCTGTATATCGTACACACAGTACACTGCTTGAGGTATGCAGAAAAAACTAGCGAATTCTTTTCTTAATTTTATTAATTTTATGTTTCTTAGATAGATAGCACAATTAAGTTAATACAATATTCTTAATCAGTATCAAAAACACATCACGTAACAAAAGAGCTTATCTAAAAGCATTTAAAGCAAATCGAAAATTGCTGATTTAGGATATTGAGAATATCAAAAATTTTTAGGAGGAATTTTATGGAAATAAATAATGTGGATGGATTTTATTTGGCGGCAATGAATAAATTGAAAAAAGTTGCGGAAGAAGTTATCAAAGAAAAATATAATTTAAAAAATGGTTTAGTAATGATTGGATGGGCAATTAAAATAGACGGTATTATAAATCGTATACAAGATATAAAATTGAAAGAAAAATTAGAAAAAGAATGTGAAGAAATTTGGAACAAATGGTATGAAAAAGTTCAAAAAGAGCAACTTACAAAGGATAATTTAGCAATAATGGACGCTTTAATAGGAGCATTATCAAAGCAATAGGAGGTAAAATATGACAATAAGGGAACAGCTGGAAAAAGAAATGGATAAACAGGAAATCAAGGAATTGGAGAAAGAAAATGCTGACAGTAAAGAATATGATGAAATGGATGATTTTGATACTGACATCAATTTGGATCCAGATTGAAGTTGTCCAAACCAAAGGGCATTGGATAATCGGAGGCAATGTAGCTTTTCCATTTTTGATGGCTATATTGCTGTGGTATGCTTCAAGCAGAATTAAGGAATTTATGGGTCTTGTAAAAGGGGAAATTTAAGAGAACAGGAGGATGTGTTTTGGGAGTACTAAAAAAAGCAAAAAAGAAAAAAATTAGAAAGGAAATTATAGAGAAAGCTGTCACTACAAAGGAAATTTTTAAAGATGAAAACAGGAAATCAAAAATAATGATTATGATGTCTCTGTCGAACTTATGCAAAAGTTACAGAAATTATTTCAAGATTCCAAAAATAACTGACGAAAATCTTGAGAACGGCGATACTAAAATCAAAAAGATAACAGAAGAACAGACACTTTGGTGTACTTTTGAACTTGAAGACGTTATACAGAGAAGTTTTAGGGCTTTAACTAGGTTAATCAATGAATTTGAATTTGAAGATTTACATAATCCTGAGCAGACTGTTATCAAAGATTTTAAGAACGAATTTATCATTGTACATTTCAGAAAGATGTACGAGCAAGAACTTGAGAAAATAAAATCTAAGTTTAAGATATATTCAAAAACTAGATACAATACGACTGAAACTGCTTTACATCAAATGTTTATAATCTTTGCTTATTACAAGATCTTTAAAAGAGAAGCCGAACAAAGAAAGTTTAGCAAGAAAACTGGAATGTACTTAAAAACATTAATCACAAAAACAAATAAAAAATTCTCTGAAATTGAAGAAGTGATCAGAGAAGGCAAAAAAGAAAATTTCGAAAAAGATATGTTGGAACTTCTAAAGTTTGAGGAAGCGGGATTCAAGATAAAATGGGCTGGTTATAACAGGAAACAGGCATTGAAACTTAGGAGCAGGGCATAGACAAAAAAGAAATGGAGAAGAAAGTGAACTATAAAGAAATAAGTTATAAAAATGAAAATGAATGGCATAACATAAGACAAAAGCATATTGGTGGGAGCGATGTAAGTGTTATAATGGGCTACAATGAATATAAAAATCTTGTAACTTTATGGGAAGAAAAAACAGGCAGGCGTGAACAGGAAGATCTGAGCGATAACAAGGCAATACAACGTGGAAAATTAAGTGAAAATCTACTTATAGAACACTTTAAAATCAACAACTCTAATTATACTGTGGATAAACTCGAAAAAACGCTTGAGAGCCTTAAATTTGGTTTTATGAGTGCCAATCTTGACGGAACATTGAAAAACGAACAAGGAGAAATGGGAGTTCTAGAAATTAAGACGGCAACATGCCATTCGTATCAAATTTACAAGGAGAAATGGCAAAATGATATTCCAATTGAATATTATTTACAAATTCAACATTATCTATACGTAACTGGTTGGAAATATGCAATATTATATGCTGATATAAAATTAGCTTTTGCAAATAATAAACATGAAATCAAACAATATTTTATTGAACGTGATGAGGAAGATATAAAAGAAATTATAAAAAAAGAGATATGGTTCAATTCATTTGTAATCAATGACATTGAGCCACCATCAAAAAGAAGATTAGTAATATAGGAGGAAAAATGGGAACACAGGAATTACAAGTAATTGAGTTTGAAGTGACAGAACTAGTGCCAGCTAAAGTTTCAAGTAATATTGATGACTTGAAAAACTTTATGAAAATTGTTAAGCAGAAATACGAAGGCTGGATCGTTACTGAAGATGATATTGATATAGCTAAATCAGAAAGAACTAAATTAAATAAACTTGAGAAGAAAATAAGTGATGAGAGAAAGAAAATACAGAAAAAGGCAAATGCTGATATCGAAATACTCATTGATACTCTTAAAACTTATGAAAAAGAAGTAAAGGGGATATCAAACTTTATTGGCGAACAACTTAAAGGATACGATGAAAAAATAAGAGAAAAAAAGAAAGCTGAAGTACAGAAGAAAATAAATAACATCTTCACAAGAAACCCAGGATTAAAAATTTTCCTGGAATGGAATGACAAATGGCTAGATAAATCATTTACTTTCAAGAAAATTGAGAACGAAGTACAAAAACAATATGATGAGCTTGAGAAAAAACAAGACTTCATAAATTCACAAATTGCAAAGGCAAATTCAGAAATTGAATTTATGATAACTTTTGAATCAATGAAATTTTTAATGACTGAGGATTATAACCTTATTACTGAAAAAATTGAAAGCAAGAAGAACGAAATCAAGCAGACAGAAGAAAATTTGAGACAGAAAGCCGAAGAAGAAAAACAAAGAGAACTGGCTGAACTTGAAGTAAAAAAAGAACGTGAAAAAGAGGAAGCAATCAAGGCTACACAACAACAAAACGATGAAGTAAAGAAAACTCAAAAAACAGCCGTAAACGGTAAGTATTATGATATTACATTAAGATTTCCAAAAGCTCCAAGCCAATTTCTGAAAGACTTTAAAAAATTGGTGGATAGTTACGGATTGGAATATATAAAAATAGAAAGCAAACAAATTTAGGAGGATATAAAAATGGGAAGACTAGGAAATGAAAAACACAAAAATGATGATAAGGTAATGAATTTTAAAGTAGGAAATGACAATGTGCAATTAAGCATAAATCTTGTTAAAAGATATTTGTCAGGAGATAATCCAAATGTTACAGAATCTGAAATAATGTACTTTATGAAACTTTGTAAAGCAAGAGGACTTAATCCTTATATAAGGGACGCCTATTTAATAAAATATGGAAACCAACCAGCTGCAATTATAGTGGCAAAAGATGCTGTTGAAAAAAGGGCAATACAAAACCCAAAATATGACGGTAAAGAAGTAGGGATATATGTAGAAAATAAAGAAACTGGGGAATTGATAAAACGTGAAGGCTCTATACTTAGAAAAAATAAAGAAGAGTTAGTTGGGGCTTGGTGTACAGTTTACAGAAAAGATTGGAAATATCCAATTACAAAAGAAGTTAATTTTGACGAATACATACAAAAGAAAAAGGATGGAACACCTAACACAAACTGGGAAAATCGCCCAGTTACAATGATAACAAAAGTAGCTATTGTGCAAGCATTACGTGAAGCGTTTATTGAAGAATTAAGCGGAATGTATGAAGCAGAAGAAATGGGTGTAAATGAAAGCGAACTAGACAATACGCCTGTTCAAGTAACAGAACCTTACTCTAACGATAATATAGAAGATGCTGTTGAAGTTATATCAGAAAATGAAGATGATGGAAATCCATTTTAATATAAAAAAGAGGGTTAATTGAGAGAAAAAGGAGGATAAAAATGGAAAGAGAAAATGTAGAAAAATATTTAAAAGAAAACTTAAAAGGCTTCAGAGTTGAAGCAAGAAAACTAATGACGGGCGGATGGACAATTTTAAATCCTATTCTATTCCTCGAATTTAAAGACGGCTCGGAAATGAGATTTTATGATCCCGAAATGAATTTAGAGAAGTGGGAGGACGCACAATGAGAGAAATAAAATTTAGAGCTTGGGATAAAGAAAACGAAAAAATGATGAAAGTTTCATCGTTGCACTTGGAAAATAAAGAAATATCAATTAAAGAGAACGGAACATTTCACCTTTTCAGAATGCAAGACTTAATGCAATATACAGGGGTAAAAGATAAAAATGGCAAAGAAATTTATGAAGGGGATATTTTATTATCATCGAACGAAAACGGAATTTTTCTGCAATTAATAGGTTTTGGAAATGATGATAGAGAATGCGGTGGCATATTAAATGGTTTCAAAATAGTAGATGGTCACATTTTGGAAGATGACGATTATGAAATAGATGAATGCAAAGAATTTACACAAGAATTGATAAAAGCACGTAATATTCCGATTTTACAACCTGAAAATACGATAATGGATGGTTGGTGGATTGTTGGAAACATTTATGAAAACAAAAACTTGTTGGAGGAAAACAATTGATAAAATATGCTAAAATACACAAAATCAAAATTGAAAATGAAATAAGATTCAATTTATATTGACAGAGAAGAAATAGAAGATGAAAGTTTTAGCAGTTCAACATTTGAAGAAACTGCTAAACACATTTTGAAAGATTGTGTCATATCGAATTACTTTGATATGACAGAATGGAGGAATGATGAAAAAATGGTTTTATGAATGTCAAGATATTATGAAAATAATTGGTGTTAAAGAGGGTAAGGCATATAAGATTATAAGAAAATTGAACGGAGAGTTGCGAGAAAAAGGATTTTTAACACAACAAGGAAAAGTAAATGCCAAATACTTCAATGAACGTTACAATATAGGAAAGTGATTTTTATGCCAGCATATAAAGAT